GAGACCGGCGCCGGTCTTGGTGACGTAGACAAACAACCCGCGTACTGTGGCAGCGCTTAAAGAGTCGTACAGCCGCAGAATCTCACCGGCCTGTATGGCCGCGAGCGACCCCATCGCACCGTGCCCCGACACGTCCAGGTCCCCGGTCAGGAACAGGTCGTTACTCGGCGCTGCGCCAGTGTAGAGAAGCGGCCCATCAACATCCCGGAACCGGAAGCCGCCCTGGGCAAAGGTCCAGACCGACTCCGTGAGGTCCAGGGAAATGTTCGCCTCACCAGCCGGCGCCTCCGTCACGTCCAGACCCGGCCCGAAGTCCAACACGGTGGCCACCGCCACCACGGACACGTCGCCTTCCTCCACCGCCACACCGCCACCACCACCACCGCCGACCGACGCGCCCACCACGCCCACCAGCACCGCCGACGACACATCGTTAGGTTCCAGAAACGCCACCACGCACTCGCGGCCCGCCGTCAGGTCCGCATCGACCACGTGGGCCGCCACCGGCACGAACCCAAGCAGCGTCTCCAGCCCGCCCATCAGCCGCACGCCGGCCACACGCGGCGGCCCCGCCGAGTAGGACCGCACAACGCCCAGGACAACACCCTCAGCCGTCAGAGCCATCACAGACCCCCCAGACCAAGCCGCATCGCGTACACCCCACGGTCCGCGTCGTACTGCAACCTCACCCACCGCACCCGCCGCTTCGACGCGGCGTACCCCAGGGCGGCATCCGTGACCTCCACGACGTCGTAAGGCATCTGGCCCACGTTCGGCCCGATCACCAGCTCGTCCTCGCGAGACCCCAGGTCGTCGCCCCGCAGCGTCGCCAGCGCCACGGTAGCCGCCTCAGACGCCGTGCCGCCGGCCCGCCGGAAGCGCACCGACCCCACGTTGAAGTTCTCCAGGGCGGGGAAGTCCAGCGCCTGACCGAACACAGAACCGCCGCCGGCATCCACCCCAAAGGCCCGCGCCAGACCGGGCCGCGCCACCTCCACGTGAACCCCGGACCGGATAGCATGATCGGTCCCGTAGGCGTAATCCGTCGCGTCCGTCTTCTGAGGCCAGACCGTGAAGATGTAGGGCGACTCGCCCACCACCTCGTCCTCCACCAGACCCAGGAGCTCCACCACCGCCGAAAGCCGGCTCTGGCCGGGCCGCACAGAGAAGGCCGGAGAAAGAGCCGTCAGCGCCGGACTGCCACTGTACGCCCCAAACCCCAGACCCACCCCCGCCACCACCGCCCGCACCAGCGAGTAGACCGCCTCAGAACCCGCCGCCCACTCTTCCGCCCTCAGCACCGGCCGGTCCAGCAGCCAGAACGTGCTGCCCAGATGCACCACCAGACGCGACTTCAGCTTCTCCCGCCGGTACTCCAGACCCACCACCCACATGTGCGGCCAGGGCGACACGACGCCGCCCGTCGTCGTCACGTACCCCGCGCCCAACCAGACCTCAGACCCCAGCCGCAACCCCAGCAGGTCGCCCACGCCGACCTTGTCCCAGTTCAGCACCCCGTCCGCGTTATCCAGCTCCAGCCACCCGCCCTCCGGCGAGTAAGGCCGGTCCAGTATGTCGCACCGCACCAGCCGCGACGAGAGGTCCGCCACAAGGTACACCTGAGAACAGAAGACCCGCGACGGCGTGCAAACCCAGGCCCGACCCGACGCCCCCGACGCCAGCCCCGCCAGCGCCAGCCCGTAGGTGGCCGTCAGGTCGAAGGGCTCCGGCTCCCGCCACGAGCCGAAGAACTCGCCGCTCCCCGACGAAACGCCCATCGCCTGCATCACCCGGTCGTACGCCCCCAACCCCGTGTACGCCTCTCGGTAGGTGAACCGGTAGCCCGACGCCACCCGCAAGAAGGGCGCAGAGAAGGTCACCCCCAGACCGGCGGCCGCCCGCGCGTACACCATCAACGCCGACCACGTGTCAAGCGCCTGCGTGTACCCATCGCCGTAGATGCACCGCCACACCCGGGGCTCCAGCGTCACCGCCTCCGTGCCCGTCACCACCAGCTCGAAGTCGACGGAGAAACTGCACGCCAGCCCGGTAAGTGAGGCGGCGGTGTTCGTCCAGTCCGCTTGAGCGCCCCACACGGCGGCCACCCGCTTGATTTTCCGCACCGCCGCCCCGTTGTCGAAGACCACCAGCACGGTCCCGTTGGACTTCGACCCCGCCGCCAGGTAGTTAATCGCCACCGGCGCCGTGAAGGCCAAGGCGCCCGCCCCCCAGCTCGCCCCATCGTCAGCCGACACGTACAGCCACACCTCACGGTTCGGCGTCCCCCCATCCGTGCGGACGGCATAGAGCTCTATCGTGGCACCGTAGCGCGTCACCGCCACGGCGCCCCGGTTGGTAGCAACCTGGGTCCAGGAAGAGAAGTCGGAGCCGGGGGCGGGGGAAACAACCCGCTGCCGGTAGAGGATGCCGGCCGCCACCCGAAAGCGGTTCAGCGAGCCGTCAGACCCGAGGACGGCGCAGTGAGGCCCCGCCGCCTCAGCGCCGGAGTACACCGACGTCCAGCGGAAGCGACGGCGGTACGCACACGTGTCCGTAAAGAGAACCGTCAGGTAGGGCTTTGAAGACTTAGCCCGTTGAGCCGCTAGGAGCTCGGCGGAGAGGGTACGCATCCGCTCACCGCCTTACCAGGCACGACCACCGACGGCGCGGGCCGCTTGCGCCTCCCGGCACGACGCAGCCGCGCCTCACCATCGCGAATCGCCCGCCGCCACTCCGACCCGGAGCCGTGGTTTTTCATGGTGAGCCTGTCGAACCACTCACGGCCCGAAGTCCGTAGACTGAGAAGGCCCCGGCTCCTCCGGGACGTACAGCACCCGCCGCCGGACCCGAGCCCGCAGCCGCCGCAGCGCCAACCCGTAGGCGGTCAGCCGCTTTGACGCCTCACGGCCCAAGGCATCCTCAGAAGGACCGCCACCAGTCAGGAGCTTATGGGCGCCGCTGGCGGCAAAGGCATCCAGCGCGTAGCCGGCGCCGCCCAGAGTACAGATGTCCTCGAGGTCGGGCGTCAGCGTGATCGCCGCGCCACCGAGACTGTGTACCGACTCCCAGACCACGTTGACCGCCTCACCGGCGGCCGGCACCCAATCAATGTGAAGCGTCGCCACCGTTCCCCAGACGTTGAAGCGGACGTACTCCGGCGGCCACCGCAACGTCGGGTACTCGATGCCCACGACGCGCAGCAGCCCCGTCAGCGTCGTCAGGCTCAGGTCCCGACTCGCCGCCGTCACCAGCGCCGTGGTCACCTGAAGGCCGGACACAGCGGAGATCTCCGCCGCCGCCCGCTCCAACCAGCGTTGCAGCTCGGCGTCAGTGAACTCTTGGGGAGCAGGAGTGTCCCGAAGGTCCTGGCGGACCCGCGAAATGAGGGTGGCGAGCGTGGTCACGCCGCCGCCCCGCTACGCTACCGAATCGGCTCTAGCGCAAGGGAAAAGGTGGAGCTCAGTGGCCGAGAGGATGGTCCCGACAATCTTGTTGCAGTCGCCGCCCGTCACCGGCGCCGTCTCGGTATACATACCGTTCGAGGTCCCCTCAGCGCCGTACACGGCGCCGCCAGGGGTCGCAGCCGTAATCCGCCCGCTCAGGACGACTTCGGCGTAGCAGTTGATGGTGTCGCCAATCGCCCCGTCTTCGCCGGCGATGTACTTGCCCTGGATGGCCGTGCCCGTGGTCGCCAGCGCCCGTTTCCAGCCGGTAGCGAAGCCCATGAGGTCACCCTTGACCACCGCGCCGGCCAGCAGCAACCTGATGGGGTTACCCGCCATCTTGAGCACGCCGCCGACCTGGGCGTCTGTAAGGGCCAACCTACTCCTCCGTCTCCGGCACCGGACCCAGCCGCGTCATCTTCGCGCAGTGGTAGGGGCCGTCCCAACCGTCCTCACCGGTCTCCGTCACCACCACACGCAGACCACACGCCCGGAACTTCCCCGACGCGTCGGCCACACCCGGACACTCGTACTCGAAGTCCCGGTTCTCGGGGTCAGGAACAGCCGCAGGGCCAGCCTTCTTGTCGAACATCTTAGGTCGTAAACGCCGCCCCACTCAGCCCGGTCAGACGGGCGATGCACACCGTCGACAGCATGGCCACCGTAACGTACCACTTCACCCGCTCGCGGTCCGCGTCCTTGGTCTCCAGGACGCCCACCGGCTCCACCTGAAGGCCCCCGCCCTCCGGCTCCAGCCCGATGAGCCCATAGTTCTCAACGCCGAACTTCACGGCGAAGACACTGGACGCCGTGCTCCCGGTCTTCCCCGTGTAAAGACCGCCCGCCGAGATGGTCTCAACGTCGCCCATGAAGTCGCAAATCGCCACCGGGATGCCGTTGTAGCTGAGGGTCATGGGGCCAAGGGCGCCGGGACCCGCGACAAAGGCATTGCCGCCCCCCAGCGTCCGCGCACCGGCGTTGATGGCCCGCCGCGTCCGCCGCGTCATCAGGATAAGGTCCGGCTTGCCCGGCCGCACCAGGTCGATCATCTCCTCGAGCTTGGCGAAGGTCCCCGCGTCCGGCGTCGCATCCGCCGACATGTTCACGGTCTGCGCCGTCGGGCAGAGGGTATGCAGACCATCGAAAGCCTTGGGCTCCGTCGCCGACACGCCGTAGATAAAGCGGTCCTCGAAGGTCCGCTGGACCGCCTTCGCCTTCTGCATGACGCCCGTCACAGCGATGTCGTTGACGTTCAGGCGCGTGGTGCGCAGGAACTTGTCGATGTCGACGTCCCCGCCGAGAATCTTCAGCTTCGCCGTCACCTTCGTGACAACCGGCGTGCTCTCCTGCCACACCTCACCGGGGTCGTAGAAGCCGGCCGTGGGAAGGGTAGTCTCACGGTTGTAGGTGTAGGCGTTACCCTGGAAGCTCTCGAAGGGGAGAACCTGAAGGACGGGGCTCTCGGAGACGATGCACTCCACCAGACCCGCCAGCAGCGCGTCGTGGGAATAGTTCTCGGCCTCAGCCAGCGTGTAGCCCACCGACTAACCCCCCGGCTTGTTCCGCGCGTCCAGACCGGCGCGAATCTTCTGCGCCGTCGTCATCGAAGACAGGTCGACGCCCACGCGCCCGCCGCCGGCCCCCGCCGGCCGGAACCCCATGGGCGGCTTCCCTCCGGCTAAGCCGGACAGACCCCGCAGCTCGCCAAGCGTCCGCTCCCGGATGAGATCCACCAGCGCCGTCGCGCTGGCCACCGACGCCTCGAGATCCACCGCCGTCGAACCCACCACCAGCTGCTCAGGCAGCTCAGGGTGAGCCGAGACCACGGCGGCCCGCAGCTCGCGCCCCGCCGCCTCACGCAAAGAGGCCAGCTCACCCTCGAGCTGGCCCGCCCTCTGCGCATCGGCCCGCAGCGCCGTCAGTTCGTCGTCAGGTACTTCAGCCATTACACCAAAGAAGGTACACAAAGAAAACTAGCATGTCAAGCCCCCACACCACCTCCGTTTTTCCCGGCCGCCCCGGCCGATATCCCCGCCACGTCCGCCAGCTCCACCAGCCGCTGCTTCCACTCACCCGCGGCGTCATCCACACCCAGGCGGCCCATCGACGACCGAGCCGAGGACAGAAGGCCAGAAACACGCTTCGCCTCGCGGTCCACATCAGCATTCACGTCACCCGGCACCACGGCGCCCCACGACACCGCCACCCTACCAGAACGCCCGTGCTCCGTCTTCGTGAACACGTCCAGCAGCGCCAGGATCATCTCACCCCGACGCACCAGGGCGTCACCACGCACCAGCCGCTTCCGCACCACCTTCTGCTCGAGAGGCTTCAGCTCGATTTCAAGGGCCACACCCGACAACGACCGCGCGTTGTCCCCAAAGGCCGTGCGCGGCGACTCCGACAGGTCATGCAGCGCCCGGTACAGCCGGTCCACGTAGTCCAGGTGCACCCCCACACCGCCGCCCGACAGCAGGTCCAACAGGTACGCCTTCGACTTCTCCGGCAACTCCCACACCGACCCAGGCTCCACGGCAATGTCCGCGCTCTCCTCCACGTTCTCCAGCACGGCGATGGGGTTCCCCGACAGCTCCATGATGCGAGACAGCGCCGTGAACTCCCGGTTCAGCTCCACCGCCACCTCACGGATGACCGCCACGTCCGACACCCCCCAGTTCGACTTCGGCACCGGCAGGTTCGGGAAGACCACGTAAGGGACGAACCCGCAAGGGTTCACCTTCGACTCCGCCAGCGTCTCGCCCACCCACAGGTCAACCTTCTCCGCCGTCCAGTACTCCACCGCCACCACCGGCTTCGCCACCACCACCCCGTAACCCGCCGCCCACTCCGGCGACACCATGTACCGCTCCGCCACCCGCAGCAGACGCCGCCGGTCCCGGGGATCCCACCAGGCGAAGAGCCCCTGGACGTCCGGCGCCGTCACCACCACCCGCCCCAGATCGTCATCCCACACCACCTTGTAGGCGCCGTCCCCCAGAACAGACGTGTCTATCTCCGTCTCATAGTCCAGCCGCTCAAGCCCGTTCTCCGCCGCCACCAGCGACAGCGCCGCCTCAGCGGCCAACGCCGCCGACGACACCGGCTCCGACGCTTCCCCCGGCCCCGGAGCAGCCACCACCTCGAGGTGCGCACCCGACATCACGTAGGACGTCACCTTCTCCACCACCACCCGAGCATAGTTCACCACCAGCCGCCGCATCCGGCGGGACCGCGCCGGCGGCCACTGCTCGCCGCTGTAGAAAGCCAGGTTCGACGCATACGCGTCCAGCCGCCCCTTGTCCAGCTTCGCCAACTCCCGAGGCACCGACAGGTCAGACATCTCGCCTTCTCCCCCGGGCCGTCGCCCGCTTCAACCCCGACGCCGCTTCGACGCACAGCGCCAGGCCGTTCACCAGGTCATCGTGACCCTCGGAAGGGTCAACCTCCCACGAGAGGACGCGGCTGGCCGAGTAGCGCGCTCGGCACAGCCGCAGCTCCTCATCCATCGCCCGCCACTCAGCCGAACCGTCATCAGCGTGGGTACGAACACGCCCAGTCCCCGCAGCCGCCTGGAGCCCGTACCCCAGGCTCGACTTACTGTGCTGAGTATAGCGGTACGAACGGACACGCGACTCCCCCAGGTGCCGACGCAGCAGCAGAGCCAGCGCCTCACCGATCGCGGTCGAATCCACCGCCACCCGACGCACACCCCACACGTCGGACAGCAGCCGCATCACCTGAGGGTAAACCCGCTCGTGCGACTCGCCCCGCCAGCGGTACAGGCGCACCACCTCTATCTCCGGAAGGTCCGCCCCGGTCCAGACCAGGCGACCCACCACCAGCACCGTAAAGTCCGGCCCGCGCACCGACGCCACACCCGCCGGCGCCTCACCCGCCACGTCCAGACCCGCCACGTAGGTCGACAGCGGCGAGCCGCCCGACTCCGGCCCGTGCCGGCCACGCATCAGGTCCAGCACCGCCGGCCCCAGCAGGCGGCCGCCACCAGCCAGCGGACGCAACTCGTACTGGGTCGTGAACAAGGGGTGAGACCCGCCGAGCCGACGCGCCTCCGCCTCCACATAGGCCCCGTAGGCCGGGTTGTAGCGCGCACAGTGTTCCCAGGGGTAGACGAAGTTCCGCCTCACGCCATCCCCGCGCTCGGCCTCACGGTTCGCAGCCAGCGTCGCCTCGAGGAGCGACGTTTCCTCCCAGGCCGTCCCGTAGAGCACGGTCGTGGCGTTGAAGGCCGACGCCATGGGCCGGAAGTCCTTGTTGAACTTGTCAGGCGACACGTCCTGAGCCTCGTCAATCTCCAGGAGCAGCGAGGCCGTACCCCCGACCACGTTCGCCGTCGGCTCCGCCGAGTAGAAGGTCCACCGCGCCCGGCCCAGGCGGACTATGTGCCCCTCCAACACCCGCGCCCACTGAGCAAGACCGGCCCGGTCGAGCATCGTGCCGAGCCGGTCTATCGAGTACATCACCTGGGGCCGGAAGGTCGGCGCCGCCTTCACGCCGTTCCCACCGCTCACCATCGACCGCGACAGCAGCACGGCCTCGAGCCACGCCGACAGCTCGTTCTTACCCGCCTGCCGACTCATCTCCACCACGAACGTCAGCCCCAGGCCACGCCGCACCGACTCCAACACGGCCCGCGCCGCTTCCGCCTGGTACGGCCGCAGCTCAGTCAGCCCCGCGACCACCAACCGCCCTCGAACACGTCCACGCGTGGGGCCTCCCACTCGGGTTCACCGCCAGCCACCCATCCCGCGAGGTCCGCCGCCACACGATGGGCGAACCACACAACAGGCACCGCGTCTGCGCCGGCACCAGCCGCACCTTCACCCGCGCCATCAGACCACCCGGCCCTTCGCCACGTTGAAGTGACCCGCGCGGCCACCAAGCCGCCGCCGCTCCCCCTTCTCCGGCCGCCGCGCCGGTTCCACCGACCGCCCACACTGAAGACAGCGCTGCTCGCCCGCCCCGTCCCGTAGCACCGACCCGCCGCAACCCCAGCACGGCAGCCCCGCCGGACGCAGCCCAACATCAGTAGCAAGCATCCCACGCCCCCCAACCGTCCGACGCCACCACCAGCGCCGCCGCCATGACGTTCTCCCGCGCGTCCAGGAGGTTCCAACCCGCCGCCACGAACCGCGCACCAGCGCCCTCCGGGTGGAGCTGCATCGGGCCAAGCTCGCCCTCAGCGCCCACCCACGACACGGCGTCCGGCCCGGTCTCACAGCGCCAGACTCGCAGCGCGTCCTCCGTCGCGCCCAGCGGCCCGAAGTAATGTTCTATGACCGATTCCACAGGCGGGAACCCATCAGACGCCACAGGCACCCCCAGGGCCGCCACACGGCCCTCTACCGGCGATATCCCCGCCTCAGGCGTCGCCTCCGGCGTTGCCGACACCGTCGCCGTCGGCGTCACAAACGAGATCTCGAGCTCCACAGAGTTCCCCGTCAGCACCGACCACCCGATCAGCACCACGGCCGTCACCCCAGTCACCACCAGCAGCCACCAACCCGCCATCGGGTCCAACGGAATCCGAAAGCGATAGCTCACGGCCCAACCTCCATTTCCGCCTGCATCGACTCCACCACCAGATCCACCATGATCTCCTGGCGGCTGAGCCGGCCAAGCCACGACGACGCATCGACCACCAGGTCATCCCCTACCTGCGCCTTCACCCTCACCACTATCTCAAACCCCAACACCAGCGGCTCCACCACCACCGACGCCAGCCGGCACCCGTGCAGCTTCAGCTTCCGCCGCCCCGCCAGCACAGGCCCCGTCTGCCCCCGGAACCGAGCCGCCCCGTCCAGACCCGGCACCGGCGCCAACTTCGACAGCGCCTCCCGGCGCTCTTTCAGCTTGTCCGCCAGCTCCTTTCTTACCAACCGTCCGTCCTTTCTACCCGCCACCACCGGCAGCGCGCAGCGCCACCGGGCTGAACCGCGCGTGCTGCGTCTGCACGTCGCGGAGGTCCATCTCCACGTACCGGCGGGTCGTCGCAACATCTGCGTGCCCCATAATACGCTGAAGCGAGAAGATGTCCCCGCCCGCCATCACGTACAGCCGACCAAAGGTGTGCCGCAGAAGGTGAGGCCCACCGCGAAGACCGGCCCGCGCCAAGGCCCGCTTCACCGCCACCTGCAAACCCTCCACCGACATCGGCCCGTGAGCCGTCGCCCAGACGTGCCGGCCATCGCCCAGGCCCATCAACGCCCGCGACGTCACCGGCGAGATGGGGATCTCCCGCCGCCCCGTCTTACCCGTCACCACCACCACCGACGTCCCCACCGTCTGCCAGGTCAACGACGCCAGCTCGCCGATGCGCATCCCCGTGTCCAACAGCAGCGTCAGCAGCGCCCGGTCCCGCCGCGACAGCCCGCTCCCCAGCAGCCGGTCAACTTCCTCACCCGTCAGCGTCCGCGCCACCTTCCGCCGGCGCAAAGGACGCTCCACGAACGCCGCCGCATCCGGTACCGTGTAGCGCCGCGACGCCCACCGGAACAGCAGCCGCATGGCCACCCACACGTCATAGCGCGTCTCATCCGACACGCCCCGGACCTCGGCCAGCACCAGCTCCACCGACTCCGGGTCCCGCGGCAGCTCCGACCACGTCCGCACCAGCCGGCCCAGGCAGTACCGCAGCCAGCCCTCGTAGGACGCCGAGCAGCCACGCGCCCGACGGCTCGCCACGAAGGCATCCACCACGTCAGCCGTTCTCACCGTCCCGGTCTCACCCGCTGGCTCACCAGCCACCGCAGAAAACCGGCGGGATTCCGCACCCCGCCGTTCACTTCCCACCGAGCCCGCCGCCCCTGCGCGGCCTCCACCCACACCAGAACCCCGTCGTACAGCGCCGCCCGTATCACCGGCACCCCGCAGCGCGCCACAAACGTCGACGCCCCCACGAACCGCAGCCGCCCTTCCAGCCACCGGGCCAACCGCGCCTCCGACGCGGTCAGCCCCGCCAGCTCCTCTCGCGTCGGAGCGCACCCACACCGCGGGCTGTGAACGTGGTCAGGCGTTCGTTGTTGTTGTTGTTGTTGATGATGGTGAGCTGAGAGAGGATCTTCTCTCACAACACCATCAACAACATCATCGACCGTTCGGGGTATCCCACGAAGAAGAGGGGGTTGACGAGGAGCGCGAAGAGGTTCAGCCGCCAACAGCGTCCGTCCTTTCTTCTCCCGCCACCAGACAACACCAACCGCGCGAACAGTACGCCCGCCGCCAACGCCTGTCAACACCCTAGACTCAAAATGTACGTCTGAATGGGGTTCAGGAGGTCGCTGGTTCAAATCCAGTCGCCCCGACCAAAGAGACCGCCGCGCCGCCACTTTCCGAACACCGGTTCGGCGGGGTAGAATAAGGCAGAGCGCCGCTCCGGCGTTCCACAGGCCACACGTCCGTCCGTGGCCACCGGGACACCAACCACCCGGCAGCGGCCGAAGCGGGCACGGTCCCCGCCACAAGCGGGGGCCGTCGTCTACCCGCCCACCTGTGCTACAATCCCACCATGCCCGATGTCCTCTACGCCATCGACACGTCCTACGACGACGTGACCTACGACAAGGCCCGCGCCGTCCGCGAGGCAGGGGTCGAGCTCGCCCTGCAGTGCCTCTGGACCGGCGCCCAGCAGCCCCCGCACCGCGTCACCAACCTGCGCAACTACACCAACGCCGGCCTACTTATCGGCGCCTACGCCTCACTCCCCACCGGCGCCACCGACCGCCACCCCCACGTCGCCGCGGCACGCTCCGGCGTACCCGACGACCTCTGGGCCGCCCTCGTGCGCTGCGCCGTCGACGTCGAGCTCGACGGCATCACCCCCAAAGCCATCCGCTACGCCGTCGACACCGTCGCCGCCCTAGACAAACCCCGCACCATCTACACCAGCCTCAGCCGCTGGCGCGCCATCGGCGACCCCCACGACTTCACCGACTGCGAGCTCTGGAACGCATGGTGGGACGAAGACCCCGACCGCGACTTCGACGCCAACCCCTACGGCGGCTGGCGCCCCGACCAGGTCATCGCCGAGCAGTACAGCGGCGGCCACCAGGTCGCCGGCGTCTACGCCGACCGCAACGTCTTCTTCGTCAGCCGCGCCCACCTCCTCGGACAGCCCACCCTCGCCATCGTCAACGCCAGCACCGCCCTCCTCGAGATCCGCATCGCCGTCCTCGAGCAGGGCATCGACGCCCTACGCCGAGGCGACCCCACCGCCCTCCGCGCCGTCGCCGCCTACATGGGAGGCCCGCCATGAAGCTACTCGACAAAGCCCTCGACGCCCACGACTACCACCTGGCCGCACACGCCCTCATCGTCGGCGCGGCCATCGTCCTGAACGGAGACGACCATGCCCCGAACGAAGCGAAAGCCCGGCGGCCAGCCCGGCAACCTCAACGCCCTAAAGCACGGCTTCTACTCCCAGGCGTTGAAGGAAGCCCAGGCCCTTGAGCTAGACCAAGCCGCCGCCGTCGCCGTTGACGACCTCTCCGGCGAGATCGCCCTGCTCAGGCAGCGCATCCTCACCCTCCTGCAGGCCGCGCCGGACAAGCTCGAGCTCCTCTGCGAAGCCACCCGCGCGCTCGCCAACCTCACCCGGACGCAGTACCACCTCAAAGGCTCCGACGCCGCCCAGCTCACCGACGCCATGGGAAACGTGCTGAAGTCCATCGAAGAAGCGATGAGCACACCACCGGAGCCCGCCCCTTCGACAAGCTCAGGACACGGCCATGCCTGACCTACCCACCGACTGCCACACCCTCGAGACCGCCCTCTCCACCGCCGCCATCGCCATCACCGCCACCAGCGTCGCCGTCTGCGCCTTCGCCCTCGCCTGGATCACCAAGGTCCTAAACGAGTGGCGCACCTGGCGAAAGTAGACCGGCAACCCACTGCCGCACAAACGTCTCCACACCAGCTTCAGTAGATCCGCCAGCTCCGGCGATCTCGCCCGCCTTTCACCCGCAACCGTTGCCGCTCATAATATGAGCAGAAAAGCGACAACCCAACCCCAGAACACACCAAAGTAGACTCGAAATCCACGGCCGTTAGCGCCACGCCCCCGCACACGAAGTACCGCCCAGAATCGCACCGTAGGGCAATCCCGCAACACACCCACTCGACAATAAGAAAAAGCGAAGCTACAACACGAGCTGGCCAGCTCCGATTTCCGCAACCCACGCCTCGGCACCGGCCCGCCCCGGCCGGCCCAGGTCGGCGGCCTCGGCTTCCCGCACTACCGGCGGTAGTGCGCTCAGGCCCACCGGGCCCTCAGGGGGCTAGTGGCCTGCCCTCGGCCGCCTAGACATAAGCCCCTTATGTCTGCCTGGGCCGTCGGGGCTGGGGCGCGTCGCGCCGCCGCGCTCACCGACAGAGGGCCGGGCGCCACGGCCGGGCCGCCCATCGACCGGCGGCTGCCCACCTCCGCAAGCTCCGGTGTCTCCCGCCGGTTTAATCGCAGGCGCCGTCGCGCCCTCAGGGACCGGACGAACACCCGCCCCACACGGTGGCGCGGGCCACCCCGAGCCAAGAAAAGCCCCGACCAGCTTCCGCCGTTCCCCCTAAAACCCGCTTCGTTCCACACCAGTACTGCGGTGGCCCCTGCCGTTCACCACCGCCCTCTGCCGTTCACGGGGCCGAACCTGTCCGTTCACACCAGGGAGCGGCGCGGCTTGCGGCCGGGAGACGAGCCCCGACGCTGCGGCGGCCCGACCCACGGGAGACCCTAGCGGTAGGCGCTGCGGCGCCCCTCTTCCTGTCCCCCCGGCGGGGCCAACCCATTATGGGCCACCCCTGCCGGGCCGCCGTGGTTTCCCGCTGGCTTCCCCCTGGCCGGACGGGCCGGCGGGCCCCCGGCCGCGTTTCCCCACGGCGCCCGGCGGGGTCCCCGGCCAGGGCGGGGCACGTGGCCCCGCCGGGGGGCTGGGCCAGTTTTCTTGGGGGTGTCACATGCCGCTTCGCCACTCTCTCTCGTTCCCCACCTGCGTCTCATGTGGCCGCACCATCGGGGCCTGGCTCACACCGTCAGGCCCGGCCCGCTGCCGGTCGTGCTGGCAGGCGCATTGTCGGGGCCTGGCCAGCCATGGGCTGCTGCAGGCGGTCCCGTTCCCACCACAGGCACAGTCAGCCCGGCCCCGCTGTCCCTGTGGCGCACTTCTCATCCCGTCGGGCGGCTGTTGGTTCTGCCACTGCGGGTACTCCTCCTGTGATTAGCAGCGCCGTCCGGCGCTCGCCGGTGGGCCTCTGTGTTCGGACCTGTGGCAACACAGCCCGGCGGAGGCGCAGGGGCTCACCGGCCAGAGTCGGACTCTGGAGAAAGGGGTGTCATGCAGACAGAGATCGTCAGGGGCGCGTGTGACCACTGCGGAGCAAAAGGCGTCCTGGTAGCCCGCCTGGGGTTCGCGCAGGTCGCCCAGGTCTGCCAGCCCTGCCTCGCCACGGCAGAGTCAGAGGTCTACCGCGCAGAACTCCAAGAGCAAGGGGATTCACATGGACAACCAGCGCCGCGTCCGCTGTCCGTCGTGCACAGCTAGCGTCAGAGACACGCAGACCTGCCCCGGCTGTGGCAAGTGCACCTACTGTTGCAGCCACTTCGGCTGCCAGCCAGAGGGGAGACCATAATGGCGTCAGACATGCCCTACAGCGCAAACAGCAAGTGGCTAGACTCCGACGGAGTGGAGCACCTGGTGTCCGTCAGGGGCACCACCATAGACCAGTTCAAGGCCAACCTCGAGGCCACCGCCACCGCCTTCCCAGGCGGCAACTTCACGGCACAGACCCCCACACCAGTCACCCACGAGAAACTTCACCACCAAGACGCAGACCCCCAGGCCCCGGTCAGCATCGCCCAGGCCCGCCGCCAGACCGAGGTCGAGCAGGTCCAGAGAGCCCACGCCAACGTCAGGGAACAGCGCGAGGCTACCGGCCACGTGTGCCCAGAGCACGGCGTCGCCAAGGCCAGCAGGTTCAACGGCGGCTCCTACTGCCCCACCAAACTAGAGGACGGGGGGTACTGTAAGTGGGTCTGGCCCCCCACGCAGAACAAGGCCACCGGCAGCTAGACTACAGGCAGCTAGACTACAGGCAGCAACGGGGGCGCTCCGCCAGGGGCGCCCCCAGAAAGGACAAGACAATGACAAACGAACAGACCCTGGCCCTAGTCCGCATCCTGGACGCCATCAGGCTCGAGATCCGCGCCCACGCCTGCCGCCGCGACCACCAGACAGAGGAGGCCTACGGCCTGGAACGACAGGCCCACGAGTCCGCGGTGGACGCTATCACCACAGCCCAGGCCGCCCTAGAAAGAGAAGCCCTCTAACCGCCGACCACCACACACAACCAGGGCGCCGTCTAACCAGCGGCGCCCTCCCCTTTCGCCAGCGGCGCCGTCGCGCCGACCTCGAGGGCCCTCAGCAGCCGCCCCTGAGCCTGAGCCACCAGCATCTTCGACGCCGGCCCCCTCAGCGCAATCGCGTCGCAGAGCTGCAACAGCGCCTGGATGTGCTCCGGCGTCAGCATCACATGGAGCTCCACCTGCCCGTCAACGCCCCGCCGCCTTCCATCCCGTGTCATCGCACCCTCCCTGTCCTGAGCCTGCCGAAGGACTACACCAGCACCATCACCATGTCCGCGTCCACCAGGGCCGACTTCAACTTCCACTGAACACGCCGCAGGGTCGGCGTCACCCCTTCGGCCAGGTAGAGGTTCGTCTGATTCGCGCCAGGCGTGGCCCCGCCCACCAGCCGCAGGTAGGGGGTGGCGGGACCGATCTCTAGGAGTCGAACTAAGGTGCTGCCCGCCATGTCCTCGATATGTAGGCCATAGGCGTTGACCACGCCCGACGGCGCAAAGCTCGTCTCGATATATATGCCCTTTGCCGTGACGGGTTTGCTGCCCGAAGCCCAGTTTCCTGTGAGCCTCACGCCGTAGGCCGCCGTCACCACGCCGCTCTGGGAAGCACACTGCACGGCTACACTCACGGCAGTGACCGCGGCTACCCTGCACGCACCAGCGTTGGCGGTAGCGGCAAAGTTTAACCCTTCTGCGGAGGAGTCGTCAGCCGTCGCCGAGGTCCTCCCCTCACCGAAGAGGCCCGACACAGACCCGCCACTGGTGCCCGCGTAGATAGCGAGAAAGTAGCCGCCGTGCAGGATGAGACCGGCGCCGGTCTTGGTGACGTAGACAAACAACCCGCGTACTGTGGCAGCGCTTAAAGAGTCGTACAGCCGCAGAATCTCACCGGCCTGTATGGCCGCGAGCGACCCCATCGCACCGTGCCCC